AGGAGATATGTTGCTACTCCTACACCAAAAGCATTACCTAATACTGTGGCGGGATAGTCTCTCTTCTCTGGCGCACCTACTAGCAAGCGTTCAAGCTGAAACTTACGCTCACAAGTGTGAAGAATCTCTAGTGTAGAATGCGAGAGACGAATGCGACCTTCATGATTGTTCATATTATTTAGCCTCGAACCAGAACCAGTAGTAAACATCTTTCGTAAGAAGATCAAAGTTACGCTCGATGCGAATTAAGTCTTTGTTCTGAAGCTCGTGCATATTCTTGGCTCGAATGATACGAAGATATGAAATGATTTTAGCTTTGAGTTGATTGAATTCTTTCTTTGTCTTAGCTGTTTCAAGTTGAGATAAGATCGTAGTTAGTGCTCCGACTTCTGCTTCATATAATTTGATCATTTTGCATTCCTCTTTATCTTATTTAATATAGAAGTGTTTCTTTGTTTATGCTGATATTGATGTTGATGCTAATACTTTTCTAGTGCTAGATTGGCACTTCGTGCCAGCATTAGCTGCGTAGCAGCTAGAAATCTTCATCATCCAAAGCTGCTGCTAGTTGCTCAGGTGTAAGCTGAGTCTTAGCTTTGCTAGTACCTCGTTTCGTAGGCTTGGAGATAGCTTGTTGAATTGCAAAGCCAGTTACCCGACGAAGAGCTGCTACCATCTGGCCAATATCTTCAGGTAATAGAAGAGAACAAGCAGCAGGATTCTCTTTGATAGCAGTCTTGAGTTCTTGCATCTCAATTTTGAGATCAGCATCGCTCATAGCATTTAATTGATTGATGCGTACTGAGAGTTCAGAAGCAGCTTCTTGTGGTGTATTGAACATAATAATTCCTTATGTAGTGGTGCCCGGAACGAGACTCGAACTCGTATGCCAGAAAGCGGCAGATTTTAAGTCTGCTGTGTCTACCAATTTCACCATCCGGGCAATGAGATTAGAATTCACCGCTAGGGATAACAACCTTGCGAACTCTTACTGTGCTCTTACGAGCAAGGACAATCTTGAGATCAGCCATGCCTTCAATGTCAGAAGGAAGAACATAGAAAGATAAGACAGAAGTATCTATAGGCAAGCCATCTTCTTTCATCTTAGCTGCTTGCTTTGCCTTGGTATTCTTGATACCAGTCTTTGTTCTTTCAATGTCAGCAGCAGAGATTGTAATAATAATCTCGTCGTTAATCATAACATTACCTAAGATGTCAGAGAAAGTCATCTCCTCTTCGTCAGTCATGTCAGAGCCTAAACCTTGAAGATCAGAATCTTTCAATTCTAAATCCTCATCATCTTGTAACATAGTATTCTCCTTTTATTAGGGGGAAATTCCAAAATCAGGAATTCATTGTAGCGAAAAATCATGGAAATTTCAATCCCAATTTTTCCAGATTCTATCCTGTATTTTATATCCTATATTTGTATCTAAGAAATAGGATTTTAGTCTAGCTTCAATGAATCCCATACGTAAGACCATCTTCTCAAGTAAGGAGAGATGAAGTTTTGCATCTTCTCCCCTTACCCAAGGAATCCACGTGAGATAATCTGCAAGAAGTCGCCAATCTGTGTAAGATAACTTTGGAGTTGTTACAAAGATATAGCAAAGATTATAGAAGAGTTCCTCCTCAAATACTGGAGGTTCATATTCCTCTTCTATCTCTTCTTCCTTAACAGAGATCGAAGCTTTCTTAGCAGCTAATATTTCCTGTAGATTCATATTAGTGGAGATAGTGTTGGTTTTGAGCTAACCTATTTGTCTTTTCAATAAGCTGCCCTAAGATAGGAACATTCTCTACTTCCACTTCTACCTCTATCAAGATCGTTGTGTTCTTTACATCTTCTATGACTTGATAGGTATAGTTATGCTCCTTAAGAGTCTTCTCAAATAGATAAAGTTTATAAGAGTCAATTAAGATTCCAGCTTTCATTTTATCTCTCCTTACTTAGTACAATAAACATTGCCAATATCCATAGCACCTGAGTTGAAGTATTCAATCTTCTCAGCAATAGTGTTACCCTTGATACGGGGATTCTCAATTGCCTTCTTAATCATGAAGTCTTTGGCAATGATAATACAATGCTCGCGGGCTCGCGTTACTGCTGTATATAGAAGCTCACGGAATGCCATGATACTATGATCCTTATGTAATACGATAAAGACTTTTCTCCACTCACAACCCTGAGCTTTGTGGATAGTGAGAGCGTAACCTAGAGAGAAGATAGATGGAGCGAAATCTCCTACTGCTGACAATGTGATCTCTTCATCTGTCTCAAGAAGAATGGTTACGATATGAGAAGCTGAGCGCATGAGGTCATCCTTCTGACCTTCATTCATCATCTTATCCAAATCTATATCCTCGTAGCCTAGGCCGAAATCATCATCATCTTCTTCAATATCTCCTTCTGCTGCAAGATATGTACCAAAGCGTGTGAGATAAGGAGAAGGAGAACGACAAGCTTTACCATGATATTCTCCATTACGTTTGATAGAAGTGATAATGCCAACTTGTTTGTTGAACATAATCTTATCTCCTACTGCTAGATATAGAGTAGATATACCTGCTTTGATCTCAAAGGTGACAGCTTTGCGCTCTGTTGATAGGAACTGAGCAATCCACTTGTTGAGGTTATCTGTTCCCAAGTCATGCTTATTGAATGGAGAAAGGATAATATCCTGATCGGGATCATATCCGCTACCCGGCTCAAGCTTTTCCTTCTGCGCGAAGCTCGGGAAAGAGATGCCTATCATTTGAGCTAACTTAGCCTGAGAATGTTGAACATCACCATTGCGCATTATAGTGAAGTCTTTACCTTCCTTGATATTAGTATACTTACCAGCTAGGATGGCATGAGCATTCTCAAGAATTAGAGATTCCTCAGCTTGACGATAGACATGAGTCAGTTCTACTACTGGAAGCTGGATTAGGGCATAGTTGAGAATGCTCTTATCCATTACTGGCGGAAGCTGGTTAATATCACCAATGAAGATAATCTGGACTCCATCGGGGAGAGCTTCATAAAGTTCATTCCAGAGCTTGAGTCCTACCATAGAAGATTCTTCAATAATAAGATGCGTGATTGTGAGCTTGTTGTTAGCATTACGCTTGGGAACGAAGCGCATCTTCTCTTTTTGTGCTTCATAATCGTAATAGAATTCAGGAGAGTATTCCAAGAGATTATGAATGGTGGTGATATTATGCGTGAGGGCGGCTTCCAGTGCAGGATCTTTATGAATTGCTCTACGTAGATTACCTGATGCAATACGAGTGTATGCTACAAAAGCAATAGAAGGAGCTTCTATCCTATCTCCTGCACCTTGAATACGGAATGAGTGAATTCCTAATTTGTTCTGACGCAGAAGCTCTGCTGCAATCTCTCTTTGTGCAGTAGTCTTACCAGTACCCGCCGCGCCAACTAAGCAGAAGCTCTTACCATTGAAGGCGAGTTCTTTGGCTAGAAGTTGCTGTGAATTGAGTTTGATAGAGAGGGAGAAGGTTTCAGCTTTCTTAGCTGTTACTTCATAATTCTCTTCTCCGAGAGAGGGAGCTTTCTCAATAGAAGGAATTGCAACTTCTAATTTCTTCTTTGAGTTGAGAATATCAGCTAAGCTAGGTTTGATAAGGGGAGAAGGTGTAGAGATGATAGTCTTATCTTCTAGCGTAGCTGTAGGCATGATTGGGCCTTCGGCCTCCATAATGGCTTCTGCTTGTGCAGCTGCAAGTGCTCTCTTCTCAGCTATAATATCAGCCAAGCTTCTTTTATTTGTTGTCATTATGTTACTCCTTGTTAAAGATTAAACTTCATTAACTAGCCTACTATTAGAAATAGGCTAGGGAAAAAGTCTAGTAGATGAAGAGGACAGTAACCTGAACTTGCGAGTATTCTCTCATAATTTCATCTAAGGCAGATTGAGATAGGATATCTCCTTTATGGAACTTTCTTCCATCTGCTAGTAAGATCTTATTTTTGAGTTGATATACGTATTTCATTTTGCGTTTCCTTGATTATAGAATCTTGTTACCAATTAGGATTGTATATCCTAGATGATTCCAGAACTTAGCTTCTTGCTTTGTGGTGAAGAAAGGGAAAGGAGCTATTACTATATAGAATTCACGATCCATAATAGATACCTATTGATATGATGATAATGAGAGAGATGAAGAAGAGAGGAGATGAAGAAGGATGTCTTGTCATTTGAAGAGAACCTTGTATTTGACAGCATAGAAAGATATTCTTTCACTACTGTTGCTAAGTATTCTATTATTAGAATTAAGAACAAATCCTCGAATATAACTCCAATCGTACATAGCAAGAAGTAGCGTTTGTTCTATCGTAGTAGGAGCCATTACAGTTCCTACTATATTCTCATATGCAACGAAGGCATCCTTCTCGTGAATGTCTGTGATTTGAATAATACGAGGTAATGTTTTCATTTTCTTACTCCTTATAACAATCCAGCATATTGTTTAGCCACTTCGTGAGATTGACCTTCCTCACGGTATGACTTGTATATATCATATATACGGAGGGCTTCTTCATAATCTACTATTTCATCATTAGTCATTTTAGTTTCCTTTCCTATAAAGTCTAGCCATAGCATAGAATCCAGTCTTACGTTCCTGATAAGATACTAGGCAAGTTGCATCTCCCATATATCCTAACATCTGACGAACAGCAGGATCACAATGCAGAATGTAATCTTTATTCTTATATGAGATATAGCGTTTATCATAATCTTCTGCGGTGATAACTCGCTTATCTAGGGAAGCTGAGATAATATCAGAGTATCCTTCGATACCAAAAGTGTCACGGAATGCCATTTTAATTACCTCCTTTCATTTCTGCCTTCTCTGCCTTCTCTGCTAGAATCTCAGATAAAGTCTTACGCGTGGTTACTATCTCAAAAGTATCGCTGAGTCTATCCATATCTATATTCTTGCTGTTCTTTCCGCACCTCGTAAGGATTTCAGTGAAGCGAATAGAAGCGGGTGTTTGGAAAGCCTCTATTCTATCTAGAACTTTCTGCCTCATTTCATCTGATACTGTAATGAGATTCTCTTTTGTTACTAGAAGCTTGAGGATAGAATGGAGTTTAGGATACATGAGAATATCTTTCTCCATTTCCTTTATGCATTCTTTAGCTTCTTTCCTTATCTCAGGAGTGAAATATGCTGTAGGCTTAGTTTCCTTAGAATGGGATGGAATGATAATATTAACTTTGTTATTCGGAATAGGATTGATGAATTCACGGCAGATAGTACAATAGTTCTTAAGCATATCTTCTGCCGTAGATACTGCTGTATTCTCGTGAATAGAAGAGAGGGAGAAGTGAGGGAGAACTTCTAGGAAAGAAGAGGAGAACTCTTGAGAGAAGAGTTTGATAGCATTGCAGAGAAGAGAAGAGGGGATTTGCTGGAAGAAGATATTAGCTTCTGTGGAAGAAGTCTCGAACTTTTCTAGTAAATTGGCGTGTGATAGAACACCTAGTAGAACACCCGCTAAGATATTTTTAGGTAAAGAGTGAAGTTTAGCAGGTGGCAATGATGCTATCTTCTTAATGTTTTTGTAGGAAGAGAGGGGATTCTGATATGTGAAGTCAATTCCACAATTAGGGAATGAGACTGTTAAAGTTATACCGGTGATAGGGCATGTGATAGCAGTAGAATTCTGCAAGTGTAGAAGAGAGGTTATAGACATGATGTTGTTTCCTTTAGACGTTTATATTACAAAAAAGAGAATCCAATCAATGTATTGAATATATTTTCATCTCTGAGATTCTCAAACTGAAGATCAAACATTGCAGTATAAAACTCTTCTGAGAGTTCTACTATGTGATCTCTAGTCTTTCTTCTATATTGGATATGAACTGGCATGGGTTCATTAGTAGAAGCATTGCGAAGAAAGAATCTAGGAGACTTAGAAGATATGATACGTTCAATAGACATAATATAATTCCTTTATAGGATATAGACAATGAATCTGGTATTACAATGCGATGGTAACACAAAAAATGGGGGATTGCAATAGGGAAAATGGGAAAAATCGGGAAATGCCTGAAAATACAGGGTTTTGGGGGGTGCCCCGGTCGGTGGGAGGGGTGGGGGTGCAAATCCGTATTATATGAGTGTATATATTCTATCCTATAGCATTAGTATTCTTACTAGGGTTTGTCTATTTTATATACCCCTAGTTCAAATTTTTAATATAAAATGATATGGGAGGGGGAGATATAATATAGATTAGGGGATATAATAGGAGTAGGGTATAATATACTTAGGGGATGGAATATGGAAAATACACCCCCAAATGGAGGGGACACCCCCCCCAATTCGATAGATTTTCAGGCATTTTAGTAGTTTTTCGAGTTTCTATAGTTTCTAATTTTCATTTAACTAATGTTTGCAATAATATAATAAATCATAGCTTCTAGATATAATATTATAGGCAAAGAAAAACCGCCCGTAGGCGGCTTCTAAATTTATTTCTTATCTTATTTCGCAATTATCGCTAGTCGCATTATCAAGACTTCTGTAATATCTGCTAGGTTTCCTCCATGCTTTAGGATCATGCAGCGTATTGTATAATATCCATATCGCTGTATTCTGGTGCAATAGCAAACGTGTTCGCGGAATGAGAGATTACATGACATGATATAGACTCCTGTTAAGTTGATTTAGACTACATCCATATATTAGATCAATAAAGGATAGAAGTCAATAGGAAAAAGATAAGAAATATTTTTAAAAAATTATTGACTCTGGAAACGACTTCCACTATACTTGAATCACTCCCAAAGAACGGGAGGTTTTTCAGAAACCCGCCAATCATGGCAAACAATCTCAAAGGAGCTTCAAATGAAATCGTTTATTATGGAAGTCAGCAAGAAAGAAAACGGCGCTTATGTTAAGCAAGGCGAAGTCACTATTTTCTATCCGCTGTTGAATGAACTGGGCTTCGATGTTGAAGTTGAGAAAGAAGATGAAGACGGTTTCCCGGTCTATGCTGATGAAAAGGCGCAATATGCCTTCGATGCGGTTCTAGCTGCTGTCAAGGCTCAAGCGCGTAACAAACTAGTAAGTGGCACTGCTACTTTCAAGGATGGTCAGAAGATCGCCGAAACCGTAGCAGAACTGCTCGAAAGCGGTAGTGCTAATAAGGGCGATGCATTGGCCGCTGTGCGTGAGATGCTTGCAGCGTTCAAGGCATGGCTGCCGAAGACTGGCAAGAAGGAAGCCGTGCAAGCCGCAGTCTATGACCTGGCAGCTAATCGTAAGGGCCTGGCTCTGCAAACCGCAGATAAGAAAGCTAAGTTCCTGAATTACATTACGGACTTCGCTGTTACTCTAACGCCTGAGCAAGCTGTTCGCTTTACTCGCCCGCTGGAAGCATTGCAAGCCGCTTGCGCTTCCGCTGATGCACTGGATGATATGTAAGCTATATCTTCTAACCAACAAGCCTCGCATTTAGCGGGGCTTTTTTACGCCTGTTGAAAGCTACTAAATGAGACTTACTAGCACCAGGAAAAGGCTGGGGGCGGTGACTTTTTTTAGGTTTAGGGCAGGCTATTCTTATCAAAAGGCTACTAAAAATTTTCCTAAAATTTTTCAAAAATCCCTTTCCTTCCCATAATATTCACTATATAATTTCACCATACTATCTCCACAAGGAGACGAAAATGTCCCTCCCCTCGGTTCCTCAACATCAGCTAGTGCGAGTAGCAACTCTCCTCGCCTCTGGTATCAAGCCTTCTCAAGTAGCTTCTATCGTAGGATGGACTCCGGCTCGCGTCTCTCAACTCTCTCAGTCAGAAGACTTCCAACTTATTCTACGTGAGAAGATGGAAGAAGCCTCAAAGAAAGATGTAGAAGAAGCTGCTATCACTGCGAAATATCTCACGGCTGAACACATCCTAATTGATCAGATTGTGCAGATGGCTCCTTCTGCTGAGCTTCGTGATGTAACTCAAGCTCTCCGCGTAGTAGCCGAGCGTCAAGAGAAGTCTAAGCAACGCATGAATCCTGCTCACGCTAATCTAACAGTTCATCAACACATAGTGCAGCTCACGCTTCCTAAGCACGCATTACCTGAAATAACTGTATCTTCTGAACGAGAAGTTATTGCCATTGATGATATGAGTATGGCACCTCTCACTGCTACTGGTGTAGAGAATCTCTTCTCTCAGATGAAGGAGAAAGAAAATGGACATGAAAGAATACCTGGCTCAGCAAATGAAAGCTTTGCAGAAGTTATTACAAAAACCCCGCAGCTAGCCTCTAGTTTCTAATATGCTTGCAGATCAAGAATCTACAATCTTTGCAGAAACTGATGTAGTAGCTACACAGTTAGTAGAAGCATACGAGCGTGGCAAGATAGATATCAACTTCTTTGCTGCGCTCTGTATGCCTACTGTTTGTATCTATTCCTTACCTCAATTCTATATTGCGGTATGGCAGATTCTCACGCATAGAAATACAGAGGACATAGGTAGGCTTCTACGCTTTGCACTAGGACTTCCCCGAGGTCACGCTAAGACTACTTTTATCAAAGTCATTATCTGCTGGCTCATAGTCTATGATAAAGCTTCATTCATTCTCATCATTTGTGCTAACTCTGACTTAGCAGAGAAACTACTAGCAGATATCCATGACATTCTACGTTCACCAAATATAACCCAGCTCTATGGAAATTGGGAAGAAGCTCTCGCCATTGACTCAGCAGATACAAAGAAAGCAGCCTATCACTCCCGTAGCGTAAGTTTAGTTGCACGAGGCTGGTCTGCTGGTATTCGAGGTCTTAATTTACAGAATGAACGTCCTGATATTATCTTCTGTGATGACGTTCAAACTAAACAAAACGACGAATCTCCAACAGATTCTAAGAAGCTTCTCGAGGAACTCACTGGTACTATCTTCAAGGCTATTGCACCGCGCGGCAATCGTATTATCATTTACGTTGGTAATATGTATTCAGAAGATTGTATCCTCAATAGATTCCGTAAATCGAGATCTTGGGTAAGCATGATTACAGGTGCTATCCTAGCGAATAGTGTTCCACTGTGGCCTGAGCTTTTCTCTCTAGAAGAACTCATGGAGTCTTACTACCACGATGAATCCTTAAACTTAGCCCACATCTGGTTCGCTGAGGTAATGAATATACCTCGAAGCCAGCTTCTATCCCTAATGCCACATCCACTTCCAGATTCTGATGTAGAAGAAATAGTAGCTCATGACGGCGCGTTCCTCACCATTGATCCAGCAGGTTTCAGAAAGACCTCGGATGATAACGTAATCGCAGCTCATGTCAAGTATGACGATAAAGGTTATGTAGTAAAGACGAAGAAAGGAATCATGGATCCCAAGGAGCTCATTCGTGAAGCTCTAGTCATGGCTCTAGACTTTGACTGTTGTCTAATAGGTGTAGAAACAGTAGCCTACCAGCAAACCTTAAAATTCTGGATAGAGCACTTCCTAACCTTAGCAGGTATAACTCACATCACTGTGGTAGAGTTATCACCTCATGGTAGAAGTAAGGAAGCTCGTATTAGACAATTCATGCAGGAAATATATAGGCAGGAATACTATATACAAGATCCGGAATCTCGCAGAGACTTCACCTGGCAGGCTTCTTTATATCGGCTAGGACATAAAGAAAATAAGGATGACTTGCTAGATGCAGTATCTTACGGCTTAGATGTACGTAATGAATACTGGCATCTTATTCATCCTATCACTGTAAACAATACTTACGAAGGTATTTGTACTGTAGTAGGTAACAACACCCCATTCTAACTAAGGAGAAGTATTATGGCTAAGAAGGCCACCACACCAGCTACTGCGCAATTCATTCCTTCTGCTGAATCTCAAGAGAAGCTCACTCAGTACTTAGAAATGATCATCACAGATCATAAGCGTACCTCAGAATACATTGACAAGATGGAAGCTGTGGATGTAGCCTATGCTCGATACATCTCTAATGTCGATCCCAATACTGGTGTAGCTCGTGGAGAAGGTATTGACGCAGCAACCCAGCCTGTGGGCGTAGTAAATATGCCTTCCACTACTCCTCCTGTTGTAGTATCTCAGGTCGATAGTATGGTTGCTTACTTAGCAGATACTTTCCTCTCTGGGTATCCTATCTTCCCGGTAGTATCGAATCCCTCAAATAGGCAGTACGCTGAGCAACTAGAGACCTTAATTGACGACCATGCTACTATTGGTGGCTATGCTCGTCAACTTCTTATCTTTTTCAAGGATGGTGTAAAATACAATCTATCAGCTATTGAGCTATGCTGGGATTCTATTGACAAGTATACCTCAGTTGACAACTTAATAGATCCGGGTAAGAAAGCTGTCAGTCGAGATAATAAGAGTTTCAACAAGATTACTCGCCTTGATCCTTATAACACTATTTGGGATAAAACCGTCCCTCCAGGAGATGTATCTACGCAAGGAGACTTCGCTGGTTATGTAGAAATCAAAACACGTACTCGTCTTAAGCGTCTTCTAAATCGCTTAGGAAATGATGGCAAAGCCTTCAATATTCGTGAAGCCTTGGCTTCATCTGGCAATGTAGATAATGTCTACAGAAAGCCTCCACAAATCTCTGATTATATCACTGCTAGAGCTCCTACTACTAGTATGAACTGGGCTGTCTACCTAACAGGTAAGGACTTCGATAATAATCAGGCATCAGTAGGAGATAACTTCGAGGTTATAACTGTCTATGCTCGCATTATCCCAGACGATTTCAACATGTCTGTTCCTATGCCTAAGACTCCTCAGATCTGGAAGCTCATGTTTGTTAACAGGATCTTAGTGCAAGCAGATCGTATTATCTCTGCTTATGATGTTCTCCCCATTCTCTTTGGTCAGCCATTAGAGGATGGTCTTGGATATCAGACTCAGTCTATTGCAGAATCTAATATTCCTTTCCAAGAAGCAGCAAAGACTCTATTTAACATTCGCTTTAATGCGGCACGGCGAGCAGTCTCGGATAGAGCCTTGTATGATCCTAATATCATTGCTTCTAGTGATATTAACGCTCCTGTTCCTGCAGCTAAGATCCCAGTAAAGTCTAATTCTCTCTCTAACAAAACTATTGCTGAAGCTTATCATCAGATTCCATTTGATCCACGTGGAACAGATTCTGCCTTGCAAGATGGCATGATGGTAGTTAATTTCGGCAAGGAGCTCTCAGGTCTTAATTCTCCTATGCAGGGTCAGTTCCAGAAGGGGAATAAGAGCGTTAAGGAATGGAATGATACTATGGGTGGAGCAGACGCTCGACTTCGTATGCCAGCTCTCACCTTAGAGTTCCAAGTCTTTATGCCACTTAAGGAGATGATCAAGCTTAATATCTTCCAGTACGGAGCAGACGCCGAACTCGTTTCTCAGAAAACAGGTGATATTATCTCCATCAATATTAATGAGTTGCGAGACAAAGTCTTAGCTTTCCGCATTGCAGATGGATATACTCCCAAATCCAAGTTAGCTGGAACTGAATCTATTATGGCTCTTATCCAGATGATAGGCCAGTCGCAGCCTCTGCAAATGGCTTATGGTGCAGCTCTTCCCCAAGTCTTCGCTCACTTAGCACAGCTTATGGGAGTTCGTGGCTTAGAGGAGTATAATCCACCTCAGCAAGCTCCTAATGTTGCGGCGAGCAATCTAGCACCTAGCAACGCTCCTAACATGATGGTACAATCTCCTAGTGAAGAGTCTGTGGAGAAGTAGCGCAGCACGCAGCGGATTACCGGCGGGGGCAGAGGAGAGAATACTGGCGGGATGAGGAGATGCAAGGTCGGAGATAAAATATGCGAAGCGAAGCGAGTATATTTTATCGTAGCCGAAGGGAAACCTTGTATCGACGGCATCCGCGTAAGCGAGCCAGTAGGCTATCCGCCGCTCCGACGGTTTGCGGAGTGCGAAGCGAAACTAAGGAATACTATGTCCAATAATCTAGATCTAGTCTTTCCATCTATTATACTTACAGATGGTGAGATTATTGAATTAAAGAAGGTATTAACATCTCCATATCTTCGTAAATATCTTCAGATGTTAGCTACAGAAGATTCGAAAGAACTTCTATCTCTATCATCTTTAGACCTCTCAGACAAGGAATTAGCTAACAGGCATATCCTAGTCTCGGGAAAATTAGCAGTACTAACCACTCTTCTATCAATCTGTAAGGAGTAATACCATGTCTGTACTTGATTTCTTCAAAACCACCCCTCCGGCTAACACCACTGATAACAAGGAAATTCCTAATGGGGAGAATAAGAACTTATCTGATCCTAATGCTACTAAGAATAAAGATGGTAAGATGCCAGGAACAGATGAAACTCCTCCGAATCCACTGGACGCTTACGCCAAAATGTTCGAAAATGCTGCCAATAACTCAGATATTCAAGCGCCTAGTTTTACATTAGATTCTAAGGTAGTAGATGAAGTCTCTGGTAAGATGAACTTTACTCAGGGAATTGATAAGGATCTAATGCAAAAGGCTATGTCTGGTGATCCAGAAGCCTTCATGAAGGTTATTCAAAGCTCCTCACAGAACGCTTACAAAGCTGCTATTCAACACAACGCAGGTCTGACTGATACGTTTATTAACCAACGGTCAGAGTATGAAAAGAAACAAATCAACAAGGGAGTGCGAGATCAGCTTACTACACAAGCTCTCGCAGATACTCCGAACTTCCAGCATCCAGTAGTTAAGAAAGAGCTGAATCGTATTGCAGATCAGTTTGCTCGTGCAAACCCTGATGCTTCTCCTGTGGAGATTGCAGAAGCTGCAAAGCAGTATATGGTTGATCTTTCGTCTGCAATGAGTCCTACCTCTCCTGCTAATAAGCCAGTAGAAAAGGAAATGGACTGGTCTAAATATCTCTCTTCTTAATTTAAGGAAATAACATGGCACTCTTATCTGGTATTTTTAATACCTCTCTGAATCCTGCTGAACTTAACACTCGTTCGTTTGCAGGTTCTATTCTGCGTCTCTTCCCGAATGGCTCTGCTCCGATGTTTGCTCTTAGCTCGCAATCGGGTAAGTCTTCGGCAAAAGCTTCTACTCACGGTTACTTCAGCAAGACGATGACGTTCATCTTCACCACGTCTACTGCTGCTGACGCCTCTGGTGCTGCTACGCTTAATCTGGCTTCTACTGCTGGTATGTTGCCGGGTATGACGCTGTTTAATATGGTTACTACGGAAGTTGTTCGTATTCTGACTGTTGTTAACGGCACATCTATTACGGCTACTCGTGGCTTCGGTCGTACTATTGGTACTGTTACCGCTAACGGTCAGAAGTGGATTCAGATTGGTACGGCATATGAAGAAGGTTCGGCTCGTCCGACTGCTCGTCAGCTGTCTACTACCTATATCCCGAATTACACGCAGATCTTCCGTAATGCTTGGGGCCTGACTGATACTGCTCGTGCTTCTATGGCAGAGCAAGGCTACTCCAATGTTGCAGAATCTCGCAAGGATTGTAGTATGTTCCATGCGGTTGATATCGAAGGTGCTATTATCTGGGGTCAGCCTAAGGCTCCTGCTACTGGCCCTAATGGTCAGCCTATTCACGCTACGCAAGGTGTGATCGATGCAATGGAACAGTATTGCCCGCAGAATACTAATGCTGCTGGTGGTACTACTACCTACGATCAGCTGATCCAGCTCCTGGAACCGGCCTTCGCTTATAGTACCGATCTGACTAATCCTAAGGAGAAGGTAATCTTCGGTGATGCTCAAGCGATGCGTGTGCTTAACGCCATTGGTGTTAAGTCTGGTCAAGTCCAACTGACTACCGCTGAGACTAGTTTCGGTATGCACTTTACGAAGTTCAAGTTCTACAAGGGCACTGTTAATCTGGTCGAACATCCTCTGATGAACGGTCTTGGTCTGCAAGGTACTGCTCTCATCATGGATATGCCGGCTCTCAAGCTTGCTTATCTGGAAGGTCGCGATACCAAAGCTGAAGAATACGGTGCTGGTGGTAAGCTCGTAGAGAACGGCACTGATGGTATCGGTGGTTCTCTCACCACGGAACTGGCTGTTGAACTCATCAATCCTTATAGCTGCGGTATTATCACTGGTCTGACTGCTGCTGTCTAAGGAATCCTAACCCTGGCGGGTGTCTCCTTCCTCTCCCTTTAAGCTAATACCTTATTGGGAGAGGCTTTTTACTAAGGAAATGAAATGTCTGAAACCATTCAAGATAAACTTAAGGCCGCAGCTTCCGGCAATGCTTCTGCTCTTCTGAAGGATACTGCATCTTCGGATGATAATGATCCTACCAAAGAGCTTCCTCCGGTAGAATCTCTGCATCGCAAGGGCTATCGTACTGTCGGCCATCGCTATGGCTTGCAATGCTGTAATCGCATTATCCGTGCGGATTCTTTCGGTTACTACGAACCTCTCACCGAAGAAGAAACTAAGTTCCTGGATTCTAAGGTTGCAGAAGGTTTCCTAATCAAAGTAGAATAAGGTATAGCCATGAACTTTAATGCCGTAGTAGCCGCCGTTCTGGATATTACAAAACGACCGGATAAGACGGCAGATACGGAGAGGGCTGTTAACGCAGCTCTCTCTTTTTTCTGCCTAAAAGATTCGTTTGCTCAAGATCTTATAGAGCAGACATTGGCCATTGATCCTAGTAAGTTTGGGGATACTATCTCCTTAGCTTCTCTCACACGTTTTCGTCGCTTTAAGTACATAAAAGTAACAGGTGTATTGGGTTATCTTCAGCCTATAGGTGCAGATAAAGTCTTCACTGGTGGTAGTGTAATGCAGAAGAACTGCTATTATGTAGCAGGCACCAATCTCACCTACATTCTTCCTGCACAAGCCTCTTCTTTAGAAGTAGGGTATTATACATATCCCAGTATTCTCTCTGGGAATAATACTCATTGGATGCTGGATATGTTTCCAAACATTATTATCAATAGGGCTGCAGCTAATATCTTTAAGTCTATTGGTGATGACAACTCTTTCAAGATTCATAACTCCTTAGCTATGGAAGAATTTCTAGTTCTCCAAGGTGATCTTAATCAAGGAGGTTAATTATGGATTCTCTTAAGCCAAGAGCTTTCCTAGATAATTCTAGCAGTGGTGGCCCTCAAGGAGAGCAAGGTATTCCAGGCCTCAATGGTATTCCAGGAATGGATGGCTTAGATGGTATGGATGGCTTTCCTGGCCCTCAAGGTATACAAGGTACTGCAGGTTCTACTGGTGGTACTGGTGGTACTGGTATGCAAGGCCCTCCTGGGCTTAATGGAGATCAAGGCTTAGATGGAGATATGGGGCCTCCAGGAACTCAAGGGCCTCCAGGAGCTGATGGTGTTCAAGGTATTCAGGGTA